GGTAGGCGATGACCGTTAATCAAGCAAAAAAAGTAACCGCAAACGACTCACAGTTCGCATTAGCAGCCTAAACACTGCTTAGGGTAAGACATACCTCGTAACAGAAAATCAGAAAAGGCTCTTAGGAGCCTTTTTCTCTAAGTGTTTACACTAATAAAGATTAATGATTTTCTCTATATCAATATTTTATAAATCTGTTATACTAGTCATGCACTAAGGTGCATAACTTTAAAGGAGAAAACTATGTGGACAAAACCAACAGCAAGCGATATGCGCTTCGGTTTCGAAATCACTATGTATATCGCTAACCGATAACATGGGGAAGGGCACTAGTTGCCCTTTTTCTCTTATATTGTCAACGGAAAACATTATTAGTGCGTTATATATGTATAGGAGAAAAGTATGCAAGAACGTGTAACATGTAACAGTGGTTCAAGTAAACCAAGTAAGTACGAATCAATTGTATACACTCATAAATGGTCATTAAATAATACGTACTTAGATAGTGATAAAAAGAGAAGTACGGCTTGCAAAGATCCAAACAGTAAGAAAAAATAGTTTCCCTTTTTCCTTTACTAATATCGAAAAAGATATATAATAGTCTTATTATTTTTAAAAGGAACACACATGCCATTTGATAAGGTATCAAACACACTAAAGAATCTAGAATCTGCATTAGCAGGTGAGTCTATGGCTCACATCAAATATCGCTATTTTGCTAAGATTGCCCGTGAAGAAGGATATGAAGAAGTTGCAAAACACTTTGAACATACTGCGGATCAGGAAATACTACATGCTTGGGGACACTTAGAATTGTTAATCGGTAAGCCTTCAACTAAAGAATGTTTACAGAAAGCAATTGAGGGTGAAACATATGAGTTTACTACAATGTATCCAGGATTTGAACAAGATGCTAAGGCAGAAAATAACCAAATTGCATTGAATGAGTTTAGAACTCAGATTGTTGAAAGTTCTGCACATGCTGAACAATTTAAACAAGTTTTGGCTAAAGCAGAAAAGCGTTTCTCTGCACTTTCCAGAGTTGAAAAGCGTCATGCTGAAGCATATCAACAAGTATTAGGGAGTCTATAATGGAACACGTATGCGTAATTTGTGGTCATATTCACGATGAAGAACTAGAAGGTAAATGGGAGGATCTTCCGGAAGATTTTCCTTGCCCAGAATGCGGTGGTTTCAAAGTTGACTACGAAGTAATTTAAATTCTAAAAGTATTATGAGTACGGAACAAGACAAGTTCAAACATTCAAAGCGTCTGCTCAAAGACGACAATGCAGTTAAAAAACAAACTAAGATTGCTAAAGCTGCCGGTATGAAAGTTGACGAACCTCATAAGTTTGCCAAGCATCATGCATTAGACTGTGGCAATCCAGAATGTTTTTTGTGTGGTAATCCCAGGAAAACACACAAGGATAAACTAACTCAACAAGAGAAACGTTTATTTCAAGATGTAGAACAAATACGTGATAAACATAGTAATGGTCTACCAAATAGTAATGAATAAGACAATATTATTTCTGTCATATTTCACACTATAAATATATAAATCATTTAACACACAAGGAGATAAAATGAAAAAATTAGTATTAGCAACAATCATTGCAGTTTGTGGTATTGCACAAGCAGAAGGCACATATGGATCATTTACTTATGACCAAAAAGATAAACAAAATTCAACACAAACAAATTATGTTTATGGTTTAAACATTGGACAAAAATTGGGTGATGGTTTATCAGCAGAAGTTCGTATGGAAAATGAACGTGTGGAGCCAGGTGCAGGTGCAACTCAAAAGCAAGAAGGCTTGATGCAAGCTAAACTAAGCAAAGATTTTGCAACTGGTACAATCGTAACACCTTACATTGCTGGCGCAATCGGTCACAAAAATAAGTCAACACTTGACTTTAACTTCTGGGTAGCGGAAGTCGGTGCAAAAGTTAAAGTAACTGATGCTATTAATGTACGTTATGGATATCGTCAACGCACAGCGTTTGACAATACTACAACTAATAGCTATGATACAAATGAGCATACTGTTGCAGTAGGTTATAGTCTAACTAAACAAGATGCAGTAACTTTAGCTGTTAAGAGAGAGCGTGGGACAAGTGATTACAATACTACAGGTTTGTATTACACACGTAGTTTCTAATTTAGAAACATAATAAAAGGCTCTTAGGAGCCTTTTTTAACCTCTATACTTTATTCACATAAATTAATACATGCGTATTGATAGTAGTTTGGATTGGTGGAAGATTGAAATTGAATTAACTAATCAAGTAGATAGTATTGGCTACAATCCCGACCTAGTAAAAATGCTAAAAAATATTGATGTAATGGTAGATGATTTAAGCAAATTAGAAGTTGAGGCACGTAGAACACACGTGCAACATTATGCTAAAGTAAAATTAGATAAAGTCAATAATGCAATTGACCATTTAGAAAAATTACTATTGATAGCTAAACTGATGTACTAAACCAGTACTGAGGACACTTTGTGCATCAGACCCAAGTACCACTACTATTTTGTACATAAATATTGGTGCTAGGAAATTGTCTAGTATTACCTGGCCATATAATTCGTAACGCACCTTGTATACCGTTACTAGTATATACGAGTGTTTGTGCAGTACTACTTGTAGTATATGTAGAACCACCTCCGGCGCCGAATCTTAAAGACGAACCTATAATAGCAGGTCTCCATGCATCTGCACCGGTGGTACCATCTGAATAATTTGCATAAACTCCATTAGTTTGTGCGGCACCACCGCCACCGAAGCCGCCTGTTTTAACAGCCCCACCGGTGTTACGACTATATGTGGAAAATCCTCCACCTCCACCTCCACCACCTGCACCGCTTGTACCACCACCTGTTGGACCGAATGCGCTTGCTGGATTAACACCGCCTTGTCCACCTCGCCCAGAAAATCCACCAGCGCCACCGCCACCGCCACCATACTGTTGACCACCAGCACCGCCCTGACCGGCATTGGTGCCAGTGTCATCATATATGCCACTAGGTAACCCACCTGATCCGTAACCACCATTAGTTGATCCGGCGCCCCCACCCCCAGCCGTAGTGCTTGCACCGGCATGTCCGGGTTTTAAATTTATGCTAGTGTCGCCGCCCGGACCACCGTACATCGGAGTTGTGTATCCACCTAGTCCGTTATATGTATTAGTGCTTGGGTTAAATCCTCCGGAGCCGATCCAGACATCTATGACTTGACCCGGGGTCACTGCAACATTATTACGATATGCAGTTGCACCTCCACCGCCGCCGCCCACCCATTGAGAACCCGTAAAACTTGCTATCCCACCACCTCCCCCACCACCAGTCAGTACAAATGATATACTAGTGACACCTGCAGGTACTGTCCAACTATAATAAGTTTGCGCGGCTGTTCTTGTTGAAGCAATTCCGCCTGTCCACAGAATACTTCCCGGTTCTGTTACACTGGTATCGTTTATAGTAACTGCACTGCTTGTCGCAACAATTTGCCCAGTTATTGAAGTTTTTCTAATAGCAATGGTGAAGGTTTCAGCACCTTCAGTAGTATTATCACTTGTTGGAGTTACAGTGAATGATCCGGCTCTGTCTGTTATAATGAATGATCCTGAACTAGTTCCAAAATCTCCTGAATTAGTTTCGATAGTCCAATGTAGTGTAGTACCATCAGATACGTTAGTTGTGGTGATATTAAATGTACCGTTACTACCTTCGTCAATACTACTGGGTATTGATGAAAATGTATAAGTTGGTTTTTTACTTCTGGGTTTAGTAGAATTTAAACTTGAAAGTCTAGCCATATATTATCCGTATGTTCCGTAATCACCTAATACTACCCAAGCACCAGCGCTGGTTCTTATCAAAGTGATAGTTTCTATTTCAGTTTTGTTAGCTGTGGGCACCGGATTCGTGTTATAAGACCATTTGATAGTTTGACCAGCACCACCGATTTGAATAGCACTTGCATAATAACCTGTTGTCTGTGCCAGTATCAATGTAACTACAATAGTTCTATTAACTGTTATGGGTACGTTTGTAAAGTTTACTGTAAAGTTTGATGTTGGGCTAATATAGAATATTGCACCTGTATTCAAATCACAATTGATTGTAGATGCAAATCCTGGGCTAACCATTACCTCAGTACTTTGTTGTAATGTGGTCCAGCCTAGTAAACTAATATTGCTTGTGATATTACCTATACTTGCATTTGGTGTTGTTATATTATTTGTTAACGACACATAGTTAGCATTAACTAAATTACCAAGACTTGCATTACCTGATGTTATGTTTGCAGTAACATACACTACTGTGGTTTGCAAATTACCAGTAAGTGCATCAAACTTTAATGCTGTATTACTTCCAAGAGCATAGTTAGATGTAGTAGCACCGTTAGCAAATACTGGATAATACGTACTAGTTGTTTGTGTAGTTACGCTAGTAAAATCGCTTATATTTGCACGTGCTACGTTAAGATTTGCAACACGTACTGTACTTGATACATACATTGGTGGCAGACTAGCAGTAGTTAATACTGTACTAATTAATGTATTAGCGGTAACATTACCAGTACTGGTCAAATCGCCTGTACTACCTACTGCTCTTAGTTTAGTACTCCCATAAATTGAATAATCACTACCACTTCTAGCAGTACTCATAGTAAGATAATAAAGACCAGCATCACTGTCACCTGAGTTTACTACTAGTTGATCTGCTTTACCAGCACTTGCCACATTTAAATTATTAACACGTGTTGTGCTTGTAACTATCAACGGAGCAGTTCCATTAACTACACTACTAACTAACACATTACCTTGTAATGCACCAGTACTGGTAACATTACCTGTACTACCTACTGCTCTTAGTGTAGCACTGCCATAAATTGAATAATCACTGCCACTTTTAGCAGTACTCATAGTAAGATAATAAAGACCAGCATCACTATCACCTGAGTTTACTACTAGTTGATCTGCTTTACCGGCACTTGCTACATTTAAATTAGCAACACGTGTTGTACTTGCAACTATCATTGGTGCAGTACCAGTAGCCACACTACTTACTAATACATTGCCTTGTAGTGCACCAGTACTGGTAACATTACCTGTACTCCCCACTGCTTTTAATGTAGCACTTCCATAAATTGAATAATCACTGCCTGATCTAGCAGTACTCATAGTAAGATAATAAAGACCAGCATCACTGTCACCTGAGTTTACTACTAGTTGATCTGCTTTACCAGAACTTGCCACGTTAAGATTTGCAACACGTACTGTACTTGCAACTATTAGTGGAGCAGTACCAGTAGTAGTTAATACTGTACTTACTAATACATTACCTTGTAATGCACCACTGCTTGTTAGATTACCTGTACTACCTACTGCTCTTAGTTTAGTACTCCCATAAATTGAATAATCACTGCCACTTTTAGCAGTACTCATAGTAAGATAATAAAGACCAGCATCACTATCACCTGAGTTTACTACTAGTTGATCTGCTTTACCAGCACTTGCCACATTTAAATTATCAACACGTGTTGTACTTGCAACTATTAGTGGAGCAGTACCTGTCGCTATATTAATAGATAATTGAGTGCCATTGATTAATACGTTGGTGCTGTTAACATCTAATTTTAATGTAGTACCAACATATGCACGTACAGGACCACCGCTAGTAGGGATAATTATATTACTTGTGCCATTTGTTATACTAACCGCAGTATATACTGCACCGGTTGCCCATAATGTAACAGTACCGTCATTTGTTAAATATTTTCCTGATTGACCTGAAGTACTTGGTAAGGTTACTGCACCTAATGATGTCCAACTCAATGTACTACCATTTGTTGTTAAAAAGTTTCCACTTTGTCCACTTAGACTAGGTATTACTGGAACACTAGTCCATGATAAGCTACCCGAGCCATCAGTACTTAACACTGCACCAGCAGTACCTCCGGTTATTCTTACATTAGCATTACCACCCAAACTTACATTTGCACCAGTGAATGATGAATTTCCAGATACATTTAATTGAGTTAATGTCCCCACCGATGTTAAACTACTATCAACTATTGTAGATTTTAATATAGTACCTGTTAGCGTTGTAGCATTAGAAGTAACAGTTATATCACTAGTACCGTTAAACGATACCCCATTTATATTTCTGGCAGTAGTTAGGCTAGCGGCTGAGCCATCAATGCTTGTTATTCCGGTAAGTGACTGACTTGCACTAGCACGATTTGCTTTTATACTAGTAGTGCCTATATAAAAAGTGCTGTTACCCAATACGGTATTAAGTATAGTACCTGTTAAGTTTCCGGCTGGTACATTAGTTAGTTGACCCCCGTTGCTAATTATATTATCAACCGTTAATGTTTTTGTTGTTTTATTAAAAACTAAATTAGAACTAGACGCATACTCACCTAAATCATTGAATGTAATTTGTGTATCTAATCCAGGTGGGGTCATAGCAAATTGATATGTGGCACCATTGGAATATTGTATAATATCTGTGCGTAATGTACTAATATTTCCGATACCAGATACGGTCATATTAGTTAATGTTCCTAAACCTGTAATTTCAGGTTGACTTGCTGTTTTAATTGTTCCGTTTATATTAGTAGCAGTAAGAGTGGTAGTTGTAGTAGTTCCGGACACAGCTAATCCAGTTAGTGTTCCTAAACTTGTAATTTCATTTTGAGTTGCAGTTTTTATTTTTCCATTGATATCTGTGGCATTGATAGTACCAGATGTTATTGTATCTGTGACGCTCAATGTAGATAATGTCCCTATACTTGTTATGTTTGGTTGAGCATTGGCTGTGACAGTTCCTGCTGTCGTAGCAATGGTAGAAGTAGTAGCACTGTTTGCATGAGTTGCATTAGATACAAACCCTGTTACATTGGCTCCAGTTACATTTGATAATAAACTACCATTTCCGCTAAAGTACGAAGCCTCAATATTTCCAGTTACTGAAAGCACACCGGATGTTTTATTGAATTTTAATTTACTATCTCCATTAATGGATCCAGCATCATTGAACTGTATTGAATTTGCTGGCCCGGCGGCTTGACCAACTATCGAACTTACATCTACCCATGACAATCCACCAGATCCGTTTGTTTGTACGACCTGTCCGCTATCACCACCGGTTATTGTTACATTACCTATTTCACCTAAATTTGATTTCCCTGATACTGTAAGATTTGCAGTAGTAACATTGGATGTTACTGCTAAATTTGCAAAATTAAAGGTAGCATCAGTATTAACACCTCTGGGTTCTAATTTAGTACTATTAGTTGACATTTTTGTTCCTTAACACTTAGTATTTAGCTTGAAAGGTTGACAATAAATCCACACTGTAGTATACTTACAGCATGAAAATTGAAGTACTAGCACACGGAAACACTAGCCCTGAAAAGGTCCAACTATTCCGCAAGACTGCCAAATTCTATGCCGAATACTTAAATATAACAAGTTTTAAGTATAAAGTATACATTTGTTTAGCACCCAAAATGCGGCAAAGAGACGGCAATAACGGAATTTGTAGCAGAACCGGTGATAAAGAAATCAGTATAGCAGTGGATAGTGCTTTAGCATTACCTCAGATGTTAATGACACTTGCCCATGAAATGGTTCATGCAAAACAATATGTCCGTGGACAATACCGAGGTGAATGGTCACGCAACGGTAGGATGAAAAAAATCTGGTTGGGTAAACCTTATTCAGTAGAATATCTCAAGCGTCCTTGGGAACGTGAAGCCTTTCGCCGTGAACGTGAATTAGTTTATGCATTACTTGAAACGGTTGCCCAAAAAGTTAAAAAACAAAAAAGTCGTGCTTGACAATAAATCCAATCTGATATATACTAACATCTGTTTTCAACAAAGCCAACATAGGAGTCTCTCATGGCATCTCAAGTAAGTGACAATCACACTATCACTAGTGTACAAACCCGCAAAGCAATGCTTAGTGCATTTAAAACTAAACGCCCTGTTTTCTTGTGGGGCCCTCCCGGCATCGGTAAAAGTGATGTTGTATCAGAAATTGCTGAGGAACTCGGTGGTCTTATGATTGATTTGCGTATGGCGCAAATGGAACCAACTGACATTCGTGGTATTCCGTACTTCAATAAAGATATCAACAAGATGGACTGGGCTCCTCCTGTTGACTTGCCCGATGAAGAAATGGCAAAAGACTACCCTATCGTTGTGCTATTCTTAGATGAAATGAATAGTGCGCCCCCTGCTGTACAAGCCGCAGGCTATCAGTTGATTCTGAATCGCCGTGTAGGTAAATATCGTTTACCCGATAATGTCGTTATCGTAGCGGCGGGTAATCGTGATAGTGATAAAGGTGTTACTTATCGTATGCCGATGCCCCTTGCTAATCGTTTCATTCACTTAGAAATGCGCCCTGACTTTACATCATGGCAGACTTGGGCTGTGAACAAAGGCATTCACAAAGACGTTGTTGGTTATTTGAGTTTTGCTAAACAAGACTTGTATGATTTTGATAGCAAATCTTCAAGCCGTGCATTTGCGACACCCCGTTCATGGTGTTTTGTTAGTGACTTGCTAGATGATGAGGCTAACATGGACACTGATACTCAATTTAATTTGATTGCAGGTGCAGTTGGTGAAGGTCTTGCTGTTAAGTTCTCAGCACACCGCAAAATCTCAGGAAAGATGCCAGAACCCTCTGACATTCTTTCTGGTAAAGTAAAAGACTTGTCAGTTAAAGAAATTTCAGCAATGTACGCATTGACAGTTGGTATGTGCTATGAGTTGAAAGACGTAACCGACAACAAAAAGGTCAAAGCAAAAGAGTTCCACGAAATGGCTCAAAACTTCTTTGACTACATGATGAATAACTTTGAAACTGAATTGGTTGTCATGGGTGCTAAGATTGCACTTAAAACTTATGAGTTGCCAATCGAACCAAGTCAGTTGAAAAACTTTGATGAGTTCCATAAGAAGTACGGCAAGTACATCGTGGAAGCAGGTAACTAATAGGTCAACAAGGTTGACTCCCTCGGAACCGAAAGGTTTCGTTTAGGGTGAGGATAGTGTGAATATTCTCACCCTTTTTTTATTAAGATTTGACAGTAAATAGATATTGTGATACAATACATTATTGTTTAAAAGGAATCAACATGAGTGCAGTAATTAACCCAACTAAAAAACGTAAACGTAGTAAGAAATTTGATAATCTTATAGGACCTACTGATCCTAAAGTTGATAATCTAGCACGTGAGCGGCTAGTCGGCGCACGTATCGGATTATTGTTGCGTCATAGTTTTTTTGGTAATCTTGCTACTCGCATGAAATTGGTTAATGCTGATGAATGGTGTGCTACCGCGGCAACAGATGGATTGAAATTTTATTACAATAGCCGTTTCATTATGATGTTGAAACCTAAAGAAGTCGAATTCTTAGTTGGACATGAAGTGTTACACGTTGTATACGACCACATGGGTCGTAGAGGTGATCGTGATCCTCAAATCTGGAATATTGCTGATGACTATGCAGTCAATGCCGATTTGAAACGTCACAAAGTAGGTCAATTTATTACTACTGTGCCTTGCTTATACGAATCAAAATATGATGGTAAGCCTGCAGAGGAAATTTATGATGACCTGATGAAGAATGTTCAAAAGATTTCTATTGATGATTTGGTTGACCAAATGATTGATGACCACTTAGACGGTGAAGATGGTGACGGTGAGGGAGAAGAAGGTGAAGGCGGCGACAAAAAAGGTAAAGGTCGCCCTAAAATGTCACAAGAAGAACGTGACCGTGCCCGTCAAGAAATGAAACAAGCTATCATTCAAGCGGCACAAAGTGCAGAGGCAGGTACTCTTCCTAAAGGTGTTGAACGACTGATCCGTGATGCTACTGAACCAGTTATGCCCTGGCGTGAACTGATTCAGACTAACTTGACAAGTGCAATTCGCAATGATTATTCTTGGATGCGCCCCTCACGTAGAAGTTGGCATATGGATGCTATCATGCCCGGTATGACTCCCGGCGAAGAAATTGATGTTGTCGTTTCACTTGATATGTCAGGTAGTATCAGTGACAAACAAGCCACAGCATTCTTAGGTGAGATTGCCGGTATGATGAATAGTTTCGATGGCTACAAAGTGCATGTATTCTGTTTTGATACTGATACATATAATCCACAAGACTTTGATAGTGAGAACATGGATAGTATTGAAGAATATGAACCTCAAGGTGGCGGTGGCACTGACTTTGATTGTATCTTTGACTATTTGAAAGAAAATGCAATTGAACCAAAACGATTGATTGTTTTTACTGACGGATATCCCTGTGGTTCTTGGGGTGACCCTGATTATTGTGATACTACTTGGATCATACATGGTGACAAGAATCCTAATCCCCCGTTCGGCACTTATGCAATTTATGATGAAAAATAAAAGGTAATACATGAAACACTATCTTGCAATGTGGGATATGTACGGTCTTGAATTTATATTTGATATTGATAAATGGGAGAAAGAATACATGTGGAGTATTCTTTCTGAAAAACCTAAACCAACTATGCCTAGTATTCAAATAATGATGCTAAGAGCAAAAGCAAATTCTCAACGTTGTTATGAAATTTACTCATTCAATGCAGATGATGGCTTAACTGAAGAATCAATCAAGTTAGCATTTGAATCTGCCCCGCAAGGTATGGTAGATTTTATTCGTAAGAATGGACAGAAAATTTATAGTGACCGTACCGAAAAGAAAGCAGTAATTATATGATCCATATCGGAACAAGTTTAGGTGGGTGCTTGCTTAGTCTTATGAACAAGGAAGTGTCCGAAGATGAGGTTATGGTAATCATAACACGTACTGATTGCCCTGACTATGAAAAATTTATTAATGTAGTAAAGGCATACCATGAACAAGGTAATCCTTTTGCTAGTCGTCCTGAACGATATGAATTGAATGATTATGAACTAGAAGATGTACTTAAACTCGCCGAGAGATTATGGAATAGTGGTAAAATACATCAACCTAGAATGTTTATGAACGGTGATACTACTTACCGACACCCATTTAATGTTGGTGATAGACTTTGGTTTCAAGTAGTTCCTACTAATGAAAATACTATTCCGGCAGTTGTAGATGCCTATGAGAAATATAGGATGCTAGATGTATTGACTAGATGAACGTAAATCCTTTATTATGGTTTGGTGAACGTGAGGTAAAATTTACGCCTCCACATTTTACCAAATGTCCAACCTCTCTAACCGAAAAATCAAAACATTGGGTTTTAACCAAAACACAAAGTAGGTACAGTATATGTGCGGGACAAGAGGAGGATGAAGAAGATAAATTAGCTTTTATATTTGAAGATAAACAATATATCTACTTTGAAGATCCGGTAGAGGCCACGATATATGAACTACGTTGGTCCGGTGGCAAATAATTTTATAGCTACTAAAAATCATATTAAATAACTATAAGCTATACGCTACAAGGAGAAAATCATGAGTTTTTTAAGACATATTGGAAAAATGGGCGACCGCAAAGTTGCTATTATTTTTAGAGAAGTACCAAACGAACCGCATATGTGTTTGGTAACATACACAGAGACATTGAATCAGCACATACACGATCCTATGATGCGTTGTATTGAGAGTGATATCGGACAACACAGCCAAAATTTAGCAGATGCACTAAATCGCACACATACTAAAGATGGTAGATACCTCTTGCAAGTTTTACATAAAGAAGGTCTGATAAAGAAAGTACAAACATCACAAGTTGTTATTACTCCTAACAGTACTACTAGTATTAAATTAGAAGAATTGAATAAGATATTAGATGAAATGGAACAAGGCGAAGCCGCGGTTAAACGCTTATCCGAAATGGATGCAAGCCGGGGTTTACAAGATCCAGTTGATGTTGCACGTAGAATGCGCGGTGAATCTACCGTAAATAATCCTTCAGCACCAGCCGGTACTCAAGGTGTTTTAGCTGATAATGCAATTGCTAATAATTTACTATCACAAGCACGTAAAATGGAAGTGGAAGCAAAAGGCTTATTGGCAGAAAGTGCTAGACTAAACCAAGAAGCTAATGACATGTTGGGTATCCCGACTACAACACAAATTAATACAACATCTACACCAACTGCTAAAAAGCGTGGTCGACCTGCAAAGGCAACTGTAACCGCATAAAAATATAATGTCACCCGAATACCTAAGAAAATGGGAACACATCTTAGAGGACGTAGAGAAAAGCAAAGTACCTGTACAATTTATCAAAAAAATTGTGGTTAGAATGGTTGGTAAAAAGCAACATACTATTAACATACAGGCTCTTTTCAAGCAAGGGCTAAGTCCGAACGAAGTTGAAGATGTGATTGGTCGTAAATTAAGTGAGTTAGATCCAATGATTAATAGTTTTGAATTTGTATTAAATTTAGAAAGTATTGCAGAAACAGTACAGCCCGAAACAGATAAATTTTTAAACAAATTATGAAACAGTATCACGACTTACTAACAGATATTTTAGATAACGGAGAAATTAAGGATGATAGAACTGGCATTGGCACTATTAGTGTTTTTGGACGTAATCTTCGCTTTGATTTGCGTAGGGGTTTTCCAGCTATCACTACCAAACGCCTCGCATGGAAAGCTGTCTGCGGAGAACTACTCTGGTTCATCGAAGGTTCGCAAGACGAGAGGCGCCTTGCGGAGATTACGCATGGCAGCAAAGAAGGCACCGTAACTATATGGACTCCCAACGCACTTGCACCTTATTGGAAAGATAAGGCAAAGTTTGAAGGTGATTTAGGTAGAGTATACGGAGTGCAATGGCGTCATTGGAGAAAATATGACTTGATGGACGTGTATGCTGAATCAGGCAATACTGTAGTAGATGCGGTGAGACACGACATAGACCAATTTAAAAATCTACTTGACGGTCTACAAAAAGATCCTAACAGTCGCCGGCATATATTAAGTGCATGGAATGTAGCTGAAATGGATCAAATGGTGTTACCGCCGTGTCACGTAATGAGTCAATTTTATGTCAACAAAAATAAAGAACTCTCTTGTCATATGTACCAGCGTAGTGTGGATGTGTTTCTTGGCTTACCTTTTAACATTGCTAGCTATGCGTTACTCACTCATTTAATTGCACATCATTGTGGTTTGAAGGTGGGTGAATTAATTATTAGTACAGGTGATACACATATATACACGGATCACGTTGAACAAGTTAAAGAACAATTGACCCGTGAAGAATTTTCGTTACCAACGTTGATGTTAAACTCATTAAAGAATAATATCTTTGAAATGACAATACAAGATATACATTTAGAGAATTATCAAAGTCATGGCCCCATCAAAGCAAAAATGGCTGTCTGACGAAGATCAAAAAACAAGTGAGTACACTGTCCATTCTATAAAAATGGGTGATGTAGAAGATCCTGACTTATTTGTAGCACAACCAATATTTGAGTGGCAACAAACAAAAGCAGGTAAGTACGTGATGAAAAATAGTAAACCTTCACCAATGTGGGTAAGAAGTGCAGACCCTTATACGTATGGACATCTCTATACGATTAAAGCATACTTTACCCCAAAACAATTAACATATTATAAGTTGAGATTTGAATGAACATTTTAGTAACAGGTGGATTAGGACTGATTGGTCACAATGTAGTTAAACGACTACAAGACCAAGGACATATTGTATCAATCATGGACATAAAAACAAACTACGGAATCATACCGCAGGATGAAATAGATTATTTAATGTATAATCGTTTGAAAAAGATAGATGAATATAAATGTGAAATTTATGACAAAGATATCTCTCTTGGCGTACATGTTGATAAAGTATTCTCTATTGAAGAACCTGAAATTGTAATTCACATGGCTAGTTTTCCTAGACAGAAAGTTGTTAATGCTAACCCAGCATTGGGTAGTCGTACTATGAGTGAAGGGCTAATGAATTTATTAGAGGGTAGCAATAAATATGAAGTACGTAAGTTTATTTACATCAGTAGTTCAATGGTATACGGAGACTTTACCGATGATGTTACAGAAGATGCCATCTGTAAACCACAAGGACAATATGGCATTATGAAATTAGCAGGAGAATGGCTTGTTAGAGATTATACTCGCAGAACTAATCTTGTCCATACTATCATTCGGCCTAGTGCTGTATATGGACCTCTGGATGTGGAAGATAGAGTCATAAGTAAATTTTTACTTGCCGCAATGCGCGGAGACACTATCAAAGTAAACGGAGAAAAAGAAACACTAGACTTCACGTATGTAGATGATGCCGCAGATGGCATTGTTGCCGCCGCATTATCTGATAACACGGAAAATAAAACTTACAATATTACAAAAAGTCACAGCGTTACTCTATTGGAAGCCGCACGTATGGCAGTAGAATTAGCAGGTGGCGGTAATATCATTGTAGGGGATAGAGACCTTGATTTTCCTAGTAGGGGAGCATTGAATATTGATGCGGCCAGAAGAGATTTTGAATTTGATCCTAAAGTTGACGTTGCTGAGGGATTCAAAATATACTATGATTGGTTAAAGGGATCTTCATACTTTAATAAATAAGAGTATGTGGATAATATCATTTTTACCCGATTGGGTCTTTCATGCAATAACATTTATGGGTGTCCTCGGGACAGTCGCTGGCTTTGTCTTGGGGATGATTCCAGTAATCAAAACATACATTATTCCTATTCGTGTTATTAGTATTCTTTTGTTATCTATTGGATTATATTTAGAGGGTGGATTAGCAGATTATCAAGTCTGGGAAGCTAAAGTAAAGGAAGTTGAAGCTAAGTTAGCGCAAGCAGAATTACAAAGTGCCAAAGAGAATACAAAAATTGTTACGAAAGTAATTACAAAAACTCAGATTGTCAGAACTAGAGGACAAGATATTGTAAGATACGTTGATCGTGAGATAGTTAAGTATGACGTAAAGTTTGCTCCCGGTGGAATTTGTGAAATTCCAAAAGAATTTATCAAAGCACACAATGATGCAGCCGAGGTACCAAAATGAATTTGCTTAAATTATTTGCACTAACAATTTTTATTATACTTGCATTCTTAGCAACAGGATGTAGTACTATCGTGCCGGTTACTGTTAAGTTTCCGGAAGTACCGGATAGGTTATTAGTAAAGTGCCCTCAATTAGAAAAATTAGGAAACGAGCCAAAGTTATCTGACATAAGTAAGACGGTTACAATAAACTATACCACTTACTATGAATGTGCTGTTAAGCACGATGCATTCGTAGAGTGGTATAAAATTCAAAAAGATATTTTTGATAAAGCCGGTAAGTAATTAATCAGCGTTATTTTTGCATTTAGCACGTTTGGCGTTAGTCAATGCGCCATAGTCAACTGGCCACTCTGCACCAGGTTGCAACTCTGTAGCATTTTTAGGGAAAGCATATTGAACTCCTGCTTGTTTCTGAATATCGGCAACACTTACACGGAACTTAGTTAAATCATTCCCCAAGTTAACATAAGGTTTAGTGTGTGGGAATACCCATCCAGCAACTTGGCCGGTAGTTTGATTGATAACAATCTTATAGTAAGCATGGGGTACAATAACACTCTTACCAATAGTCAAATCACCAGCGCCATACATAGCTCCAACGTATACTGTAAGAGGTTGGTTCAATTGCACAGCCCATCCCCTGACACTTGTTTCTAGTAATTTCCAGATTCCACGGTTTAAACTGCCGTGCTGGGGATACATGTTTGTCATTAAAAAACTTTCGTACTCTACTATTTCACTCCAGCTTAAGTCACCATCAGGAACTGCATGACCCTTGTCATATCCTGTACCAGCATAATCATCCGGGACAGCACCACCGACTATACTTTTATCTGCAACAAACGCATTAGTACGTGGCCAACATCCTATTGCATTCTTTGGTAATAGTGTATACGCAACATATGCAGGAATCTTTACAGGAGCATCATATGCTACCAAATATGCTTCTCTACAAATAGGTTGCACTGTACGTGCAGTCTGTGCAAATCCATAAGGGCTATGAACCTGACAGGCTTGAACGGGTAAGGGAGGACGTTGGTCCCAAGAAAAACTGCCAGTGGATGCTAATGTCAGCACCAAAGCTAATAATACACGCATATTTGTCTCCTAAATATATGTATATTTATGATAATTGCAATATTACTTCGGAGTGATAGGCGATAAATATAAGATAATCAGGACAAAAGCATGAGTTTAACATTATTAAATATTGATATCGGTGATTTAGCCAACGACGGCACTGGTGATCCGTTACGTGTTGCCTTTGAAAAAATCAATAATAATTTTTCGACAATTTCATCATTAAATTCAGGTGGAGTAGAAGGATCTGTACAATTCATATCTGGTAATATTTATAGTGGCTCTGCAAATTTAGTATTTGATAGTGCATTAAACTTTCTAAAATTAAACGGAACAATAATCCCAAAAGTATCGGGATTGTTGAACTTAGGTGAAGCAAATGCTAGAATCAATGAACTTTTTGTTGGTCAAGGTGGATTTAATTTAGGTAATATTAATATAGGTGAAGCTGGAAATATTATATTTTTCCCCACAAAAGTTGATCCTGGTGTTTTTAGTAGTTTAGCAGGGATACAGAATATAACTTTAGTTGGTAATGTTTCGTTAAATCAAACATTAGTTATAGGCACGGTAACACCAACTACTGCACAGTTATCAAAACTAACTGCGTCATATATAACGACAACTAATGCACCTAATCAAGACATTTTTACAACCCCCATAGAACAATTAAATGCGGCTACCTTTAAAATTAACTCTATAGAAACTAATTCGTTTAATCAACAGTCAGTAACTATTAACGTAACCAAAAGACCGGGCGGTGCAAACGTTAATTTTGTTGCATATAGTACACAATTTGTTGGAACACCTATAACAAGATATAATGTTGATGTTGCATTTGGCCTTGTACGAGTACAGGTTAGTCCTATTCCTAATTCAACGATAGGTCATAAAATTTATATGGAATTGGAATCTTAATGAGAGCAAGTGAATTCATAGTTGAAGGTGGTCCTAAACGCAGTAAAATGAGCAAGGACCAAGAAAATGCTACTAGTACTGGTGGTAGCATAATTGCACGTGATGACGGCGGATATGATCGTGTATATCATCAAAATCGTTTGGGTATGGCTATGGCTATGTCAGATGGAAAAAGTACTAAAGCAGTTAAAATGAATGCAGCCAGCCCCACTGAGAAATTTAATAGTTATCATCCATATACTGATGAAGAACATAACATGGTTCAATCAGCACTAAAAACTATACCAAGCGAACATCATAAGATGGCAAAGCGTGGTAAAAGTGAAGAACCCAAAGACACTCACAAATCTAGTCCAATGCTTGGATTTAAGGGCTATTAAAATAATTTAAGCATGTGTTACGTGTATAAGTAATATTATCACACGTAGGATAAACATGATCGACATAAACAAAACACTTGATTTAATAAAGTTTAAATTTTATAACGAGTGGATTTATACTTCCCATCTTTATGATGAGGGAATTTCCGAATATCACAAAACATTGACAAATAGAGTGGTCGAAATGTACATTGACCCACTCAGTATACCCAAAACTGCCGCTATCTTAGATATGGGATGTGGTCCAGGTTATTTCTTAGATATAATGAAAGAACGTGGATACACTAATATGATGGGTATTACACTCAGCGACACTGATATCAACATAGCCAGAGACAAAGGTCATAACGTAAAAGGTTATGATATGAGTTTTCTCCCACAAAAAGACGGATTTAACGATGAAACAATTGATTTCATATTCTGTAGACAGGCATTAGAACACAGTCCTTATCCTATCTTTACTTTGATTGAATATAATCGTGTACTGAAACAAGGCGGAAAAATCTATATTGAAATGCCGGCTCCTGACCAGGCTAGGAGACATGAGTACAACACGAATCATTATAGTGTTTTGGGTCATCATCAAATTGCCGCATTGTTAGAGCGTACTGGATTTAGCGTCAAAGATTTCAACGATATAACATACGATATTACTATTCCTGCAAACGTTCCCGGTAATGACTCAGACGAAGACCTAATTCTACAAGAAAAAATGTATTGCGTAGTAGCTACCAAGACACGTCCGTTAGATATCAAATAATCTACTAAATACATCATGTCCTTTGATGTATGGAAACAAGCTAAAATAATGAATGGATTTGATAAACTCAAATCTGTTCCTTCACGTGAAGAAAACGTTGACACTACCCTAGAAGACCTTAAAAAACTCAGTGGAATTACTACTCAAGTAATTGGTGAAGAAAGTAATATAAGTATTACTGGAAATGAAAAGGGTATACTAATGAAGAAACATAATATACAACCTGGAACTAAAGAATGGTTCCAGTTATGGTTTAGTAGACCATACTTGACCGGCGAAAAGCCTGTAGGAAAATAACATGGCACTAAACGGAATATCAACCCTGATGATAGC